ATCTATTATGAAGCTAGGTCTGAAGGATTCGTAGCTCAGATAGCTGTAGGAAATGTTATATTACAAAGAGTTAAGGATAAAAGATATCCTAATACTGTATGTGATGTAGTACACCAAGCTAAGAAATGGAGGGGGAAATTAATAAGAAATAAGTGTCAGTTCAGTTACTACTGTGATGGTAAGTCAGAGAAATATAAGGAGTTGGATGCCCTATTAGAAGTTATGGATACATCTGAACTGATATTACAAGGTGTTATGTTAGAGCAAACAATAGGAGCTACACACTACCATACTTGGAAGGTGTCACCTCGTTGGTCACGTAGCCCTACCTTTATTAAGTTAGGTAGGGTTGGATCACATATCTTTTATGTTGACAAAAGAAAAAAATAGGAGTATGCTATGGTTAAGAATCATTTAGAAGTAGAGAATAAGTTACATGATATGATTAGAACATTAAAGATACAGCTACAAGAACTACGAGATGATAACTCTAGACTAAGAAAAGAACGAGGATTACCTGATAAAACTAAATGGGTAGAGAAAGATGGATAAAAACTTATGGGAAAGAGAAAGAAGATCTATCTTCAAAAGACTTCTACGTGAGTATGAAGATGAAGGATATAATCGTACTGAAGCTAATCACTTTGCCAAGATAGAACTTCAAGATATTATGGAAGAGAAGGTGAGCTTTGTTAATAAGTTATGGGAACAAGAATATGAAGAAAAATAAATGGGCATTAATCTTAGAGAAAGATGTAGGTGATATTGTTGTTGAAAAGTTTAGCTCACAGAAGATAGCTGAAGAAGAACTTGAGTATCGTAACTCATTAACTGTTGCAATGGGATACTCACCTGATGTAAAGTATACTATAAAAAAACTATAGGAGTTTATTATGTCTGATACAGCACGAATGGGTGCATGTGAAGAGTGTGGTTCTAGTGATGGTAATGCTACATACTCTGATGGTCATACGTTTTGTTATGTATGTAAAGTTTACAAGAAAGGAAATAATATGCAACAAGAGTCAAGAGTAATACCCATGAGCAATCCTGCTAGTGGTACAATCAAGACTAGAGGTATACTATCTGACATACCTGAGAGAAAGATTAAGAAAGAAACTGCACAAAGATATGGTGTAGAGATTAAGAAGACAGGTAATATGACAACCCATCACATCTATAAGTACGTAGATGATAATGGTAACCACATTGCATCTAAGGTTAGAGAGGTACAGAACAAAAGGTTTTGGTCTGAAGGTAATTTATCTAGCTCTATACTATTTGGGCAACATCTATTCAATAAGCCACAGAAATTCATCACAGTATGTGAAGGTGAGATAGATGCTATGTCTGCCTATGAGATGCTTGGATCTAAGTGGCCTGTTGTATCTATTAAGAATGGTGCAGCATCTGCCTTTGAGAATTGTCAGAAGTCTCTCGACTATCTAAGTAAGTTTGATAAGGTGGTATTATGTTTTGATAATGACAAGGCTGGTCGTGAAGCATCAGAGAAATGTGCTACACTCTTTGAGCCTAACCAATGTAAGATAGTTAAGTTAGAACTAAAAGATGCCAATGAATATCTTAAGACTAATCAACGGCAGAAGTTCTCAGACAAATGGTGGGATGCTAAAGACTTTACACCAGCAGGTATTAGAAACTTAGATGAGCTAGGTGATAGCCTGTATGATGAAAAGTTTTGTGAGACAGTTCTCTATCCTTGGACTGCACTCAATGAGAAGACATATGGTATGCGTACTGGTGAGCTAGTGACGTTTACTAGTGGTGCTGGCATGGGTAAGTCTAGTATCATACGTGAGCTTATGCATCACATTATGGTGAACAGTAAGGATAACATTGGTGTCCTAGCTATGGAAGAAAACATACGTAACACTGCCTTCAACATCATGTCAGTCGAAGCTAATGCTAGGTTATATATCAAGGAGATTAGAGATCAGTTTACAAGGGATCAGTTAAAAGGATGGCAAGAAAAGACTGTAGGTACTGGTAGGTTCTTTGCCTTTGATCACTTTGGTTCTATCTCTAACGATGAGATACTAGGTAGAGTAAGATACATGGCTAAAGGTTTAGGATGTAAGTGGGTATTCCTTGATCACTTATCTATCTTAGTATCAGGTCAAGAAGATAATGGAGATGAACGTAAGTCTATTGATATTCTTATGACTAAGCTACGTTCTCTTGTTGAAGAGACAGGCATAGGCTTATTACTTGTTAGTCACTTACGTAGGCCATCAGGTGATAGAGGTCACGAAGATGGTAGAGAAGTATCTCTCTCACATCTTAGGGGGTCTGCATCTATTGCTCACCTCTCTGATAGTGTGATAGCATTAGAGCGTAATCAACAGGCTGACGATGAGGTAGAAGCTAACACTACTGTACTACGTATCTTAAAGAATAGATATACTGGTGACACTGGTGTAACTTGCCACTTGCATTATGATAAAGAAACTGGTAGAATGTCAGAAATAAATAATCCATTTGATAATAACGATGAAGATGAAGCTCAACTATAAGTAGGATAATAGTTATGGTAACAGCAATAGTTGATATCGAAACTGATAGCCTTGATGCAACTCAGATACATTGCATTGTAGCTTGTGACTATGCCACTGGTAAAGAAAAGGTATGGGTACAAGATGAGTGTAAAGAGTTTGCATCTTGGTCTAAGATGATTGATAAGTTTATCATGCACAATGGTATAAGCTTTGATGCTCCTGTTCTTAATCGTTTAACAGGATCAAGTATTAAACCATCACAGATTAGAGATACTCTTATTGAATCACAGTTATATAATCCTATCAGAGATAAGGGACATTCACTCAAGGCTTGGGGTGAGAGGTTTAACTTTCCGAAGGGAGACTTCACAGAGTTTGATTACTATACACCTGAGATGCTTGAGTATTGTAAGCAAGACGTAAGGATTACCAGAAAGGTAGCCCAAGAGTTAGAGAAGGAAGGTTCTAAGTTCTCCTCTAAGTCTTATGAACTAGAAAGAAAAGTAAGAGTTATAGTAGATCAACAAGAAAGAAATGGTTTCTCTTTTAACTTACGTGATGCCATGAGCTTTCTTGCCACACTAGAAGAAGAGCAACAAGAATTGGAGGACAAAGCCCAAGAAATATTTGAACCTACTGAAGTAGTAATGAAGACCAAGACTAAGTACATACCATTCAATATTGGTTCTCGTAAACAGATAGCTGATAGATTGATGGAGAGAGGCTGGCAACCTACGCATCATACAGAGAAGGGTAATGTAATAGTGAGTGAAGAAATATTATCTAAGATTGACATGCCTGAAGCACAGATGTTTAGCAGATACTTTCTACTACAGAAACGTACTGGCCTACTGAAAGCTTGGATCAAGGCATGTCAAGAAGATAATAGAGTCAGAGGTAGAGTGATGACGCTACGAACCGTGACAGGCAGGATGGCACATAACTCTCCTAACATGGCTCAAGTGCCAGCAGTGTATTCTCCTTATGGCAAAGAATGTAGATCGTTATGGACAATCTCTAATCCAGATACACACACCTTGATTGGTACAGATGCATCTGGGTTAGAGCTACGATGTCTAGCGCACTACATGAATGATCCTAACTTCACTGAAGAAGTTGTTAATGGTGATGTACATACTGCTAACATGAAAGCTGCTGGACTTACTGATCGTGATCAAGCTAAGACTTTTATCTATGCTTTCCTCTATGGTGCTGGCCCTGCTAAGATAGGTAAGGTTGTTGGTGGCTCATCTAAAGCTGGACAGCAACTCATTACTAAGTTCTTATCTAACATGCCAAAGCTTAAGAAGCTCAGAGATGATGTTTCTAAGTGGTGTAAGGGTGGTACAATACCAGCACTTGATGGTAGACTGTTACATATTAGATCAGAACATGCTGCATTAAATACTTTACTACAGGGTGCAGGTGCTATCATATGTAAGCAATGGCTTGTACATATTACACAACGTATACGTAAGTCAGGTGTTGATGCTAAGTTAGTTGCATCTATACACGATGAGTATCAGTTTGAGGTAGCTAAGAAAGATGCTAAAAGGTTTGGTCAGATTACTAGAGATGCAATGATAGAGACACAACGTACACTCAAGGTTCGGTGTCCTCTTGATTGTGAATATAAAATTGGTAAGACATGGAGTGAGACACACTAATGGATAATCAATTAGAAATGTTCTCAGAAAATAAACTATTTGATGAAGATCAAGAGTTAAAGCTATGTGTGAGATGTGAAAAGAAACTTCCATTAAGTTGTTTCTCACATGTATCTAGAAGAAGAAAGGATGGTACTTCTAAACTACGTAATAAGTGTGATGAGTGTTGTTTAGCAGAAGAAAGACAAAGAATCGTACTTAGAAAAGTAATACCTAAACCTGATAAAGATTATAGCTGTCCTATATGTTTAAAAAAAGCTGATGACTTTTATTTAGTAGATGATTCTTTAACAAGAGGATTACATAAAGCATGGGCATTAGATCATAATCATTTAACTGGTGAATTTAGAGGATGGCTTTGTAATAAATGTAACTCAGCATTAGGGTGGTTTAAAGATGACCCTAAAATTATATCAAGAGCTTTAGATTATTTAAAGGAACATAATAATGGCACACAACAATAGACCATTCGATAGACAATCTTATAAAGAGAATGATGCCAGAGCTAAGAAAGCTATGGTAGGTTACTTAACTGCTAATAATTTTAATGATATTGTAGATAAAGAAGATTATTATTTTGATGTCTCAGCTAATAAAAAAGATAGAAAGTTTTTCTTTGAGGTTGAGATAAAAAATCAATGGAATACCTACTGGCCTGACACTTGGAAAGAGGTGCGTATTCCTGAACGTAAACAAAGATTAATAAATAGAAAGGAGAAAGACTACCCAGAACATGAATTATATTTTGTTATCTTCAATACAGATTGTAGCCAAGCTTGGTTCATTGAAGATAAAGATGTAGATGCTACAAGTGTAGGAAAGATACAAAATTCTAAACGACCTAAAGACTCACCACACTTGGCAGAACCTTTCTTTCATATTCCTGTAGACAAAGCTAAATTAATTCAAATTAGTTGTTGACCTATAGAATTATGTGTGGTATAATTACGTTACAAGTTAATTGAAACTCATGTCACAACAGCGTGACGATAAAATAGGAAATAGAAAAAGATGAATGATCCAATTTATATTACTGGTAAATGTCACTATGCTTCAATTACTGAGCCGAACACTAAGTTCGATCCAGTATGGTCAATACAGATTGAAGTAGATGATAACAATAGGTCTGTCATAGAAAGTGCTGGACTTGCAATCACCAATAAGGGTGATGATCGTGGAGATTTTGTAACTATTAAAAGAAAAGTAGCTAAGAAAGATGGCTCACCAAGACAAGGGCCATCTGTTAAAGATTCTCAAAACAATCCTTGGGATGGTAAGTTGATTGCTAATGGTAGTACAGTTAATGTTAAGGCTGTACCCTATGAGTGGAGCTATGCAGGTAAGTCAGGTATTTCTGCTGACCTAGCTGCTGTACAAGTAGTAGATTTTATAGAGTACTCTAATGGGGCTGATGACTTTGAAGTAGTTCCCGGTGGATATGTAGCTAATACTTCTACTCTAGACGATGATATTCCTTTCGCCTCTTAATGTAAACTAAGGGAGACTTGGGGAGTGAGAATTATTGGTTTGGTTTTCACTCCCTATTTTTTTATATATGAAAAAGATTGAAACATTAGTTGCTGATATCTATGATCTCTTTTCTCTTGAGCCTATTAAGATGGATGAGAAAGAAGTAGACAAGCACATAGATACATTCGGAGAGATGCTTAAGGTTCACATCAAAGCATTTCTATATGAGGAACCTAGAACAAGAGGTAACCTCAGACTATCTGGTATAGGTAAACCTGATAGACAATTATGGTATGACGTTAATAGTAAACATGATATTGAAGATATTACTTCTAGTACAAGAATTAAATTTCTATATGGTTATATCTTAGAAGAACTTCTTTTACTATGTGCTTCTGTTGCAGGACATAAGGTTACTGATCAACAGAAAGAAGTTAATGTTGAGGGTGTTAAAGGTCACCAAGATTCAATGATAGATGATGTCTTGGTTGATTGTAAGAGTGCATCAGGATTTAGCTTTAAGAAGTTTAAAGATAATACTTTATTAGAAGATGATCCATTTGGTTACATCGCACAGATTAGTGCCTATGCACAAGCTAATGGTGTAGATAAGGCAGCATTTCTTGTGATAGATAAATCAAGTGGTAAGTTATGTCTAACTCCTGTACATCAGATGGAGATGATCAATGCTAAAGAAAGAGTCAAGCATCTTAAGGGAGTGGTTGGGGATAGTCATGTACCTGATAGGTGCTACTCTCCAGTTGCTGATGGGCAGTCTGGCAATCTTAAGTTACCTATTGGTTGTGTGTATTGTAGCCACAAGAGAGAGTGTTGGTCAGATGCTAATCAAGGTAAAGGGTTACGTGCTTTTAAGTATGCCAGAGGTCTTAACTACTTGGTTAAGGTTGTTAAAGAACCTAATGTTGAAGAGATGACTAGCTGGTAATGCATTGGGAGTATGATAAGAAACCTGATCTAACTAAGTTTGGTTTTGTATATTGGATAACCAATATTAAAACAGAGAAAGCTTACATAGGTTGTAAACAATATTTTAATTATTCTAAAGGTAAAAAGAAACGTGAATCAAATTGGAAATCTTACATGGGATCTTCCAAACATTTAATAGAAGACATAAAGAAGTTAGGTAAAGATAACTTTAAGTTTAATATTATAGCTGAGTTTAAAAACAAACGAAGCTTACGATACTATGAGTGTTACTATCAAATGAAGTACAATGTTTTATGTGCTACCTTAGAAGGGTCTGATGAACCTGCCTTCTACAATAGTTATGTAGGTGGTAAGTTCTACAGGCCAGTTGAAGAGTATTTTGATAATGACTAATAGTCCTTACGAACTAAGCACTGATGTATCTATGGGATCTTTATATGAAATAACAGGTAAAGATTCTCATAGATCATTATACGTTGCTGTTATACTACAAGCGTTACTAGATCTAACTAAGCCTAAGATAGATAATGAAAAGACTTCTGTTCAAGTCTATAGAGATCAAGCACATGCTTGGATATTTAAAGAAGTAGGTGTTACGTGTGAAGACTTTGAAACAGTATGTACTTATGCAGGTGTTAAGCCTACTGCTGTTAGAAACTTTGCGTCTAATGTTATTAACTCAGGAGATATTTTAAATGTCAGAAGAAAATTTCAATCACTCCTCTGAAGCACTTAAGGTACAAGTAGGTGGTGATCACTACAAAGATTGTGGCATACAGCCTGTTGAATATATACATGCGAATAAGCTTGACTACTTCGAGGGTAATGTGATAAAATATATAACTCGACATCGTACCAAAGGTCAAGGTAAAAAAGATGTTGAGAAAGCTATACACTACGCACAACTAATCTTAGCATTAGAATATAAATAGAAAGGGAACATAAATGGAAAACGAAGTACACTATGGTATGACACTACCCATCTCAGAAGAGATAGACAATGTTAAGTATAGGCAAACAGGAGAAGACTTTTATAGTAAGGTTGTACGTATTGCAGAAGCCTTAAAGGATACACCTGATCACTTTGAGAACTTTAAGGATGCACTCAGGCATCTCAGGTTCTTACCTGCTGGCAGGGTACAGAATGCTATGGGAGCAGCAAGGCAGACTACTGCTTACAACTGTTTTGTCAGTGGTGCTATAGAAGATAGCATGGATTCTATTATGGGTAGAGCTACTGATGCTGCTGAGACAATGCGTAGAGGTGGTGGTATAGGCTATGACTTCAGTAGGCTACGTCCCAGAGGTGATCGTATCAAGTCTCTAGACTCTAGAGCATCTGGTGCAGTCAGCTTCATGCAGATCTTTGATGCTGTATGTCAGACCATAGCATCTAGTGGACATCGTAGAGGCGCACAGATGGGTGTCTTACGTGTTGATCATCCTGACATTGAACAGTTTATCACAGCTAAGAATGATGGTACTTCTCTTACTGGTTTTAATATCTCTGTTGGTATCACAGATGAGTTCATGAGATGTCTTGAAAAGAAAGAACCATTTCCTCTACAGTTTGAAGGTAGAGTACACGAAGAGGTAGACCCTGTAGCCCTATGGGATATGATCATGCGTAGCACATGGGATTGGGCAGAGCCGGGAGTGTTGTTCATAGATACTATTAACAAGATGAATAACCTATACTACTGTGAGAACATAGAAGCTACTAACCCATGTGGTGAACAACCTCTACCTCCTTATGGTGCTTGTCTTCTTGGTAGCTTTAATCTTACTAAGTATGTTGGAGCAGGTGCATTTGATTATGGTCTGTTCACTGGTGACATCCATCATGTAGTCAGAGCTATGGATAATGTTATTGATAGGACTATCTATCCTCTAGAGGAGCAGGAGAAAGAAGCTAAGAACAAACGTAGGATGGGACTAGGTGTTACTGGTCTAGCAAATGCTGGTGAGTTATGTGGTATGCCTTATGCATCAGAAGATTTTATGAAGTTTACCACAAAGGTTCTTAAGACATTACGAGATCACACCTATGGTGCTAGTGCTTTACTTGCTAAAGAGAAAGGTTCTTTCCCTCTCTATGATAAAGAGAAATACATGGCAGGTAAGTTCTTTAAAAGTTTATCTAATTGGGTTCAAGATCAAATCAAAGAGAATGGACTACGTAACTCTCACTTAACTTCCATAGCACCTACTGGTACGATTAGCTTGACTGCTGACAACGTAAGCTCTGGCATTGAACCACCATTTAGTTTGTTCTATGATAGAACCATACAAGAGTTTGATGGTCATCAGATACAACGTGTAGAAGACTACGCTTATAGACATGGCGTGAATGGTAGAACTGCCAATGAGATTAGTGCTGAAGAACATCTCTCAGTCCTTGCTTTAACATCTAAGTATATTGACAGTGCTGTCTCTAAGACCTGTAACGTAGGTGACAATGTAACTTACGAAGAGTTCAAAGAGTTATACTACAATGCTTGGAAGCAGGGATGCAAAGGCATCACCACCTTCAGGGCTAGTGGTAAACGCTATGGTATCCTCAATGAAGTTAAGGATGAGCCTAAAGCAGAAGCTTGTTACATAGATCCAACGACAGGTCAGAAAGAGTGTGATTAAAAAAAGCTTGCCAAGATATAAAAAGTGTAGTATAATAATGTATGGAATGCCATTGTGGGTTCCATACAATCTTGCTTATTAAGGAGAAACATTATGAACTATGTAGATAAACATCTATCGTCTAGAGTACAACTACAAGACTTCAGAGATTGGGTTATAGGATATGATAAAATATTTAATACAGTGTTAAATCAACCTAATAACTTAATAAATAATAAACCTAATTATCCCCCACATAATTTAATAGAGTACGAAGATGGTAAGTATACTATTACACTTGCTGTTGCTGGTATTTCTAAAGAAGACTTAGACGTTACTCTTGAGGAGCAGAACCTCACCATTTCTTATGATGGAAAAGAAACTGAGAGTAACGGTAAGATTCTATATCGTGGGATTGCTAACAGAAGTTTTAAAAAAATCTTTCACCTTGCTGATAACATAGAGGTGAATGATGCTAGTGTAAATAATGGGTTACTTACTATTGATCTAGAACAAAACATTCCTGATCATAAAAAACCTAGACAGATAGAACTTAAATAAAGGATATACTAATGGCTATTAGTAAAGAGAAAAAGGTGAACACAGTTTTTATAGGATATGATCCTAAAGAAAAGGTTGCAGCCCAGATGTTAAAATACTTAATAGAAGCTAACTCACCAAAGGATATTATAGTTAAGTTTCTACGTAAAGATATCTTGGAACATATGAATATGTTTAATAGACCTTTCGAGTGGGTGAACAATCAAATGATTGACTCCATAGATCAGAAGCCTTTCTCAAGTGAGTTTACTTTTACTCGTTTTCTAGTACCTGCTTTGATGCAGTATGAAGGATGGGCTTTGTATTTAGATTGTGACATGTATCCTAGAACAGACATCAATGAATTGTTTGAAGAATACAACGATGAGTTCTATCCTTTGTACTGTGTTAAGCATGAGTATGAACCAACTGCTAAGTTTAAAATGGATGGTAGAGAACAGACTAGATACAATAGAAAGAACTGGTCTAGTCTTATGTTGTGGAACTGTGGTCATGAGTTAAACAAACAACTCACACCCTTTGCTGTCAACAATAAGACAGGTAACTATCTACATACATTTGGTTGGTTACCTAATAAGAACTCAGCTATGGGTACAATATCAGAAGAATGGAACTGGCTTGACAGTCATTCTGATCCTTCTATTGATCCTAAGTTAGTACACTTTACAACAGGTGGTCCTTGGTTTCCTAAGTGGGAATGCCAACGTGAAGTAGATGGTCTTATGGCTAGTGAGTGGAACAGTGACTATTCTTATTTAACATTACATGGAAAAATAGATGAGCTATAAAATTGTAACAGCCTTTGATGAAACATCACTACAGCATAGTACGTTTCATCTTCTAAATGAATTTAAAGATAACTGGGAGCCTAGCATAGAGTTTCATTGTTATTACTATAACCTTGACCTTGCTAACTATTCCTTACCTAAAGCTAAGAATATATTCTATCATAACCTAATGGAGATATCAGACTATCCAGACTTTCTCAAGACCTTTGCTCAACACAATGGTACTGAAGGGGGTAAGATACAGTACAATGATATCTTAAATCCACTGAAGTATATTCCTAAAGTAATTGCACTAACAGAGTGTGCCTTTGATAGTACTAATGGTTGGTTATTCTGGCTTGATCCTAGTTGTATGAACATCAAGAATGTATATCAAAAAGATATTGATACTATATTTCCTGAACACTCAGACAAACTGGACCTTGTAACCTTTACAGACATGACACAGATTGTAGGATTTAATCTTGACAGGGAAACACCAGTGCGTTTACTTGGTGATCTTAGAGGTGCCTTCATATCAGGTGAGTTTCTCAACTACCGTGAGTGGCATGATACATTTATCTTTGATAGACTTAAGCTTATCTATAATGCTCATGGTATGAATACATTAGAGGTTGATCCTAAGAAGTCTATTATAGGTGACATACTTGTCAACATGTATGATCGTGAGAACTTTGCCATGAGAGATAAGGATGGTAAACGTATCTTCAAACTGTCTGAGACAGAGACTACTCAAGACATATTACCTAGTAGATACAAGCAGTTAGCTGATCTAGTAAGGTATTATAAACCTAAGACTATACTTGAGACAGGTACTTGGAATGGTGGTAGAGCTATTGAGATGGCACTTGCTGCATTTCAGAAAACAGATGAAGTACACTACATAGGTTATGATCTCTTTGAGGATGCAACTACAGAGACAGATCACGAAGAGTTTAATGTAAAGCCTCACAATACTTTAGAAGCTGTACATAAAAGACTAGTAGAGTTCTCTGAGCATGTCAAAGAGAAAGAGAATAAAGAGTTTACCTTTCAATTAACCAAAGGTAATGTAAGAGAAACATTATTAAAGAAGGATATAAAAGATGTAGACTTTGCTTTGATTGGCAGTGGTAATAGTATTGAGACAGTCCAGACAGAGTACGAAATACTTAAGGACGTACCTGTAGTTATAGGTGATCACTACTTCACTAAAGAATCAGAAGAAGATGAGTCTATGCCTCCTGAAAAATATCATGGAGTGAAACATGTTTTTGATAGCGTCAAGACAAAGAAGGTTGATCAGAAAGAGACAACGAAAGATGGCTGGACAAGCTTTGATGAGAAGTCTACGACACGTAAGCATCTTCTCCCTTCCCAAGACAAAGTGGCTGGAGGTGGTCATACTCACCTTGTGGTTTTTCTTCACGGTACAACTGTAGAAGATATACCTAATCAGTTAAAGAGTGTACCTATTGTTGTACATCCTAGAGATTGTGTTCCTAAAGACTACATCAAGAACAACATCAAGTCTAACATGACACTAATTGATCCTAAGAAATGGGTGACTAAGCATATGGCACACCAACAGAAAGCTATACTTGTTTCTGCTGGCCCTTACTTAGACTATGGTGCATTGAAGATGTTCATTAAAGACAATCCAGATGCTAAGTTACTAACAGTTAAACATGCTTACCCTCACCTGATTGCCAATGACATCAAGCCTTGGGGTTGTATTATACTAGATCCTCGACCTATTACAGGAGTGTCTACTCACAACGTAGTACGTAAGGATCTCTTCAAGAACTTAGATCCTGATACTAATTTCTTTGTGGCTTCTATGACTGATCCTTCTGTAACTAACTTCTTCATAGCTAAAGAATGTAAGATATGGGGGTGGCACGCCTTCACTGATTCTCTTAGAGAAGAGAGTGAGCAAGGTACTCAGATACAGAATCAACAAGTCAAAGTACCTGATGATCTGGGCATACCTAAAGGTGCTACTATGATTACTGGTGGTACGTGTGCTGCTATGAGAGGCATAGGTATATTACATACAATGGGCTTTAGAAATATAGATCTCTTTGGTTTTGATTCTTGCAGAGATGAGCCTAGTAAAGAAGAACTTACTGAGACTACTGGTGATATAGAAGGTGGTGAAGTACCAAAGCCTAAGTATATTGAAGTAAGTGTCAATGAAAAGAAGTACTGGACTACTGGTGAGCTATTAGCTATGGCACAGGACTGTGAGAAAGTCTTTCAAGATGAAGGTCTTGAGGGTGTATTAAACTTTCATGGTAAAGATACAATGGTAGCTGACCTATGGGAGATACAACAGAAAAAGAAAACAAGACCAGAGTTTGAAGGATACTACGATGCTTGATATACAATATGATCCAGAATTAGATAGAGATAGACCATCAGCTAAGTATACAGAGTTACTTGACCAATACATTACAATGCATTCTTCAGCTAAAGGTATGTTTGATGGTAAGAGCTTAACAAAGTTTATCTATATTATTGATGGCTTTCTTAAGTCTAATAAATGTAAAAGCTTATTAGACTATGGAGCAGGTAAAGGTACTCTGTATACTGAAAACTATAAGAAACTAACCAACGTTATAGATAAACCACTAACAGAATATTGGGAGCTAGATAAAATTGATCGTTATGAACCTGCTCTTGCTGAGTATAACGTACTTAGTAGTGACGAGTATGATGCAGTAATATGTACTGACGTACTAGAACATGTGCCTGAGACTGATCTAGGATGGGTGGTAGATGAGATATTAGAGAGGTCTAACAAGATGGCCTTCTTTAATATAGCTTGCTACCCTGCAATGAAAACATTTGAAGATGGTACTAACGTACATGTCTCAGTCTTTGAACCTAATGTGTGGTTAAACTTTTTCTTAGATAAGATTAGAAACTATAAAAATTTATCTATCTATTTATTCTTTGATGTCATGAATGCTAACCATAAAGCAATCAGCCTTGAAGGATTTAAGATAGACAATAACCCAAGAATAATTCAACTACGACAGGAGGAACAAGATGATAGGAATACTTAGTTCACTACTACCAGTTGCAACCAGTATAATTGACAGGGTTGTACCTGATAAGAATGCTGCAAAGAAAGCTAAGTTAGATATGCAGAAAGAGTTGACAACTGCATTTAATAAAGCTAATCTTGCACAGATAGAAACAAATAAAATACAAGCTGCTCATCCTTCCATCTTCGTAAGTGGAGCTAGACCTGCTATCATGTGGATATGTGCCTTTGGTTTAGGGTGGCAATTTGTATTTCAACCTGTAGCTGTATGGGGTCTAGCACTTAGTGGTACTGGTGTTGCTCTTCCTATTATAGAGACAGAAGGTTTGATGTCATTAACATTGGCTCTCTTAGGACTAGGTGGTATGCGTAGCTTTGAGAAGTCTAAAGGTGTACAAAGGAATAATATGAAACGATGAGCAGAGTTTACAAAAGATTAAAAGTTTGTATGCATTATTGGGTTAAGTCTTCTTATGATGCATGGTTAAAAACAGGGAAACCAGATAGAGAATAATGTATAACGAACTTAAAAAATTATCACCTACTCATACATTAGATTGGTATATTAAATGGATAGCCTCTGTATTTTTAATTGCAGGGGTTATCTTAACAAGTAATAATATTTATCCTATTAACTTATTCTTTCATGCTGCTGGTATGTTTGGTTGGTTTATTGTGTCTATTCTTTGGAATGATAGAGCTTTACTTGTAATCAATGCAGTATCATTAGCTATATTAATTAATGGATTGGTAGCTCACTATGTTAAATGATAAACAAGAAAAGTTTGCACAGTCTTATGTGCTACATAACAATGCAACTGAAGCTGCAAAGGCAGCAGGTTATGCAGCATCATCAGCAGCTAATCAAGGTTATAGATTACTACAGATAGATGAGATTGTAGAAAGAATTAGTATACTAGAGAATGAATTAGAAACTAATGTTGATGTTATAGATGAATTAGAAAGTCAGTACACATATGCAAAAACAAATGGACACACTAATAGTGCTATCAAGGCACTTGAATTACTATCTAGAGTACGTGGTGCTAACTCTGATATTAATACTAACTTAGATTCTAACTCTCTTGAGTCTGCTATTGTAGGTTGTCTTAATGTACTAGGTGAAGATGAAGTAATGAAGCTATTATCTAAGTGTGACTTCGCTCATAACCTATTTTTAGAGGATGACGAAGAAAACGAGGAGCCAGAGAGCCTCATAGAGGATGACAACGAGGACTCTCTGGACCCTACCTACCCTGAAGAGGCAGAAACTTCTGTATGACGCTTAAAACAGCGTACAAAGCAAATCGTTATTTATAGGTAATAATTCTTACCTGTTCTAGGTTCATAGTTGTGATTACGGTAGTGAAAGGTATGTTTCCAGAATGATCGTAGTAAGTATCTCTCTTTAGCCAATAGTTTCTTAAAAATCTTAGTCACTTATAACTCCATATCCAAGGTCTAGGGTGAACGTCACTGTTCTCCATCGTATCTAGATGTAAGAACCTTCTCTCATGTGGCCCTCTCTGAGATACTCCTATCCCAGTGAAGCCGTATTGTGGTGCTAACTTTAACAATCTATATGCTGCCTTACCACTGACAACAACATCAACTGCTTTACCGTGTAGGTGAGGTGAGTTAGCAGCACCTCCTATTGTTGTATTATATCCTATGCTTCTGTAAGCTGAAGATATAACCATTGGCTCATTGAACTCATGTCTTAATGCTTCTAACTGTGCCATGAACTGTCCATCCATATAACACTCATCTGTACCTTTACATTTGAGTTCATCCTCTGTGAAGTATTTCCACATTATTCTTCTGTCCTTTCTACTGGTGGGTGTTTTCCATTATGCATTTTATATAGTCTATCTATTTGCATTTCTATATTATCTATTCGTGTATCTATCTGACCATCTCTCTCACTTTGTTTCTTCAGGATCTGGGGAGAAAGAATATCTTTACTAATAATATTAATACTGTTTTCAATCACTGCTTGTTTAGCCTCTTGATTATCTACTTGTTGATAGATCTTAGTAATATCATCCTTGATGTCATCTACCTGACCTACAATAGATTTAATAGTAGCTTTGAGTACACCCCATGTGGCTGCTAATCCTGCCAACACTGTTCCTAGTGTGAGGAGTTCTCTTGGTCCTAGTTCTAACATTATTTTTTATCTTCTCTTGGTATTAGGGGAACACTTTGTCTTGAATAATCTATAAGTCTATTCTGAATCATTAAGATTAGTTCTCTAGGTATCTTATTCATACCTTCAAACTTTTGTATTACATCCCCACTTAATAAAGGGGGAGTAAATATACCTCTCTCTTGATTTCGATACACTAATGCTGTATCTACAAGCTCTTGTTTATTTAAATATCCTTTCTCACTAAGGATAGCTTTTAATTTTCTATCATCTATTCTTTGTCTAATCATCTGACCTGTCTTAGGATCTTTCTTTCTATTATCAAAAAATGTAAGCTTCTTAGCTTCGTTTAATATTCCAGATAATTTTCTCTGAGCATTAAGACTTTTTCTTACATAACCATCAACTTCATTCATTATACTATCAATAGTTTCCTGCTTTGAAAGATCTTCTTTACGATCACTTAATTTTCTTAACATACTTTTCATTTCAGTATCTATACTTTTTATAGCTGAAGCTTCTGTATTAACAGTAGACTGTAGTGATTTATTAAAATCATATGTTTGCTGAGTAAGACCATAAAATCTTTTAATTCTATCTGCTACTCTAGCAGGATACCCTGACTTAGTTGCTACACCAAAGTAATCTCTTTCTCCTTGTGTTAGATCAGGAAATCCTTTTGCATCTTTTGTTTTTCCTTCCCTTGAATCTACAGCTTTTTGATAGTTCATGATATCTATTATTGTTTTAGGAACAAATCTTGGCATTAATTCATCTGCTACAACTTTACCTCTATCTTGTATTGCTTCTAAAATAGATCCTGAAGATTCAGGATATATACTTCTTCCTCTTTTAGTTCCTGTTAATAAATTTAAAAATGGTTCAATAGCTAATGACTCTGTTATTAATGGATCAAATACTTGACCTATTTTTTGAACAGTATCTTCAATTTGATTAGGATCAGTCAACTTACCAGATGCACCATATTGAAAAATAGCTTTACCAAATTTTAACATAGCATCATAAGGATTATTTCTACTGACATTATAAAAGTTTGTTTCTATATGGCCTGTCTTAGGATTATACATCATTGGTTTATTAAAAGATCTTACAGAGTTCCTATCATATATAGGAGAAGTTATATCAATAACTTTATTATCATCTTCTGTAATTCCATTCTTCTCATTACCAGATATTAAATAACCTGAACCTACTGTACCAACAGCTATAGTTCCTGCCATTCTTTCTGCACCAATTTGCATTAACTTTCTATTGCCTGTTCTTATCCCATTTAAAAAGTCTCTTGCTCCCATCATAGCTGTATTCTTACCTACCCTAAAACTTTCAACTAGGAAAGAAGGAAAAGCACCTATAATGGGAACTGCTCTAGAAGCCTTTAAAAATCTAGGAACTCTAGAATAAATAGGAAGTATATTCTTAACAACATCAGCAGCATAATCTTCTAACTCTGCTTTAGACATATTTGGAAATGCTTTACGATACTTTGCTAACTCTTGATAGTAATTAAATACTTTAAAGATATCATCCTCTGCTCTATAAATTTTAGCTAGACCATCTACAAGTTTACTAGAATACTTTAGTGCTTTGTTTGAAGAATTTAAAAGTTTATCAAAGTCTGCATCATTAAGAGAACGAGCAAAGAACTCTTGATTAACACCACTATTAACTAAACCTTTTTCTTGTAATTTTTTATACTCAAGTGGATCTATTTTAATCTTAGCCCCAGTTTTATTTACTAAACGATTTAAGTCAGGACTATATGTAAGCATCTCTTTTATACCACCTCTAAAAGGAAACATATTACCGTTAGCAGCAGACATAACTATGTTACCAGATATATTTACTAAATGAGTAGACTCAGATAAAACTGTTTGTGCGCCTGAAGCCCAAGCTTGCATACCATGCAAACCTTTTAAAAGTTTATTTGTAGGACTATTAACATCTAATCCTTCAGCTAACTTTTTCTTAAAAGATTTAGTTGTAAAGATACCTGCTAGAGGATTAGCATTTGGACCTAAAGTTCTTATATAGTTATTAGCTATGTCTTCTAATTCACCCTCAAAAGTTTGTACCTCTTTTCCTGCTTGCATAGCTATACCATCATCACCTTTAAACTTTGATCCTGTTCTAAATAACTTAGAACCATAATCACTTAAAGCTATTTCTCTAATATCCCTAAGAAATTGATGTTCAGCTATTAATCTTCCTTGTTTATCTATTGTATTAGAAACTCTAGTTACAGGGTTATCCACTTCTTTCATTAACTTTCTTATATCAGAAGGAATATATTTTCTACCAGTAATAATTTTTCCTAGATAGTGTTCTCCAACAGCCTCTCCTTCACCAGCTAAAGTTTTAAAGAAATCTTCTTCACCACTTTCAAACCTACTTATTATTCTATTAACCTGTTCATCTACACCAGCTTCATTTAATTTTTTATTTGTATTTTTAACATGATCTCTCACACCCTGTACAATTTGAAATGCTTCTGCATCATCTATGTTTTTTTCAGCATTAGTTTTTTTAATTCTTTTAAGCCATTGAGGGTTTGTAAATATTTCATAATCAGTCGTTAGATATAAACCAACTTTATTATCTATAGCAGCAGTCGTACCTTTATTACCACCTAATCCTCTTGCAGTAATTTCTTTACTGTTCTTATCTACAATAGCTCTTAGTCTAGTAACTTCATCAGCTACATTTGTAGGAAGTTTAGTAAGAGCATCATCTTGTCTTTGTCTAGCAGCAGCTAATACCTGTGCAGTATAATTATCTAAGACTTCTTCATCACTTATTTTTCGTGGCTTCTTAGGCTTCTTAGGTTTCTTACGTGGTTTAGCTCCTTCTTTAGGTGGCTTTGGAGGTTTTGGTTTTTTAGTTCTTTCCGATGGCTTTTTCTTTAGTATTTTAATTACTTCTTCTGGTGCATCCTCACCTATAGCTGGTATTCTACCTAGTGCATCATTTACTAATTCAAGATCTTCTTTAGCTATCTTATCAAGAGAAGTTCCATATTCTCTCTCTAAGACACTAATAAATTGTTTACCTTCTTGTTCAGCATATTTTGTTTCTGCTCTTAAACCATCCTCTAATTTTTCCATAGCTTTAAAAGATTGCTCATCTAAACCTTGCCTAGATGTAAACCATCGTTTAATAAATCCTGAATCTTTAGCATACTTACCACCACCAATAACTTTAATTGGTTGTTTAATAGTTGCTTTTTGTTGATAAGATCCATCAGCTTTCTCTACTACTTCTGTATCTATAAGTTTACCACTGTCATCTTTAGGTGGAGTAAGTACATCATCTTCAACTATAGCTTTGTTCTTTCCCTTTAATGCTTTATATCCAAAAGCAATAGCTTTAATAGCTCCTTCAGTTAGACCACCTATTCCTAATCCTTCACCAGCTTTCTTTAATAGTTTAATAGAATCAGCATCATCAGGATTAATAGCTAAAGTTTCTAAAGCTCCTTTTGTTGAGGGAAAAGCATCTATGAGAACATTAGCTAAGTTTTGATTTTTATCTGTAACAATAATATCTGATGCTGTGAATCCAGCTACATTAGGAATAGCACCACCTAATGTTGTTAGCTTACGTGCATTAAGAGCAGGTGCAGCTTTACCAATAACACTAGCTATTTTTAAACCTCCACCAAACAATGCACCTAATTCACCAGTTACTTCTTCAGCTTTAGTAGTAGCAGGATCAAAGGTAGTCTTGAGTGCTTCATAAGGTTTAAAGCCAGAGAGTGCATCATCTACATCACTAGCTACTTCTGCTACAGGTTCAGTGACTGCTTCAGGAAGAACCATTTCACCTAAGTCAGCAATGCCTGTACCTATACTTCTAATACCTGATTGAATAGCTCTAGTTGGAAAATTAACAATAGACTGAAAGGTAGACTCTTCCTGTTCTCTTAGGTGAGCAGGTATAAAAGAAGAACCAATACCTATGAAAGAAAGAGGAGAACTTTCAAACTCCTCCTTCATTTTAAAGTACTCTTTCTCTGCTTGAGAAGCTTGTTCTAAAGCATTATTAAATTCTTCTTTTGTAATATTATATTTTTTATTTATATACTCTTCAGTATTTTCTGGTGACAATTTGCCACTACCTAATAAGTCTTTTAAATCTTTATTTATATTTACAAAAGTCTCTGTATTATAAGACAAAGCCATTATATATAGTACCTAAGAAATTGGAGAAACTAAAGTTGGTGTTGGTTTAGGTTTTGGTATAGTAGCGTTATTCCCCGAAGGTGGTGGTGGTGGAGGGGATATATTTGTACCTTGAGTATCTTTTAAAAGTTGTTCTTTAGCATACTCTGCTGCTTCAGAAGGAGTACGTTTACTACGTCTTGCAGCATTATAATATCCATCGTATTTAGCTTCAACTTCAGCTATTTTTCTATAATCATCACCTGTTAAATTTTGACCCTTATCATTCTTACCTGTAAAAACAGCTTTACCATCAACTAATTTAAAGTCTCCTTGAAATTTTAATGCACTTCTTATAACAGAATTTCTATCATTTAAATAAGGTTGAGTAATTTTATCTCCTTTATTCATACCACTAGCTTTAAGTCTAGCTGCATCATAAGATAAACCTTTTGCCATTAGTTCTAATACTTTTAACTGTGTTGAAGTGTCTAGTTCTAATAGTTTAAGTTGAAGTTCAGAACTTTCTTTAACATTATTTAGAAGTCTTTCTGACTGTTCAGACTCTTCTTTACTTTTAGCTCCAAACTTTTGTTGCTCTAAAGCATCTATCATATTATCTAATTCATTTGCTTTAGCTTCAAGCTCTTCACCAGTTACTGCTATACCTTGTGTAAACATCATAGCAATAGTAGGCTCTTTCATCCCTGCTGCAATACCTTTTTGTATAGAAGCAAAAGGATATCTCTCACG